ACGCTGCTGGACGCTGCGGGTCTACCACTATCGGAATTGCTGGTTAACGACATGCAGCTATCGTTATACACCACGACGGCAAGGGAAAGCATTGCTTGCAGTATAGCCGTCGGAAGCGGTATAACTAAGGAATCGCAGGGGGTGTACACTATTGAAATCCCAGAAACCGACACCGTGAAGTTGGAAAACTGGGGGGTGGCAATGCTTGAAGGGTGGCTTCTACCAGTACGTCGAAAAATTGCATTCAACTTAGGCCCCGTTAAGGATAACATTAAAAATGTATAGAAATGGATGAGATAGCCGTAAAGGTTGACCTGCAAGACGAAATCCTTATCGACGCTGAGGGGCTTGATGCTATTACTATTTACGTTAATAACTACGTCAAGGAACTTGAAACCTTAACGAATAGCCTTAAAGAGCACAAGGAAAGTACCGTTAACCCGCATTCTACAAATATCACACAGGAATTTGCCGACGCCAAAATAACCGCCCTGCAACCAGAAATTACGGGTGGTGAAATCCCTGACGCCGATTACAACGCCTTTAAGGCATTTTTCGCAGGGCTGGTGGATAAGTCTGTAAAATCGTTTATTCGAGGTTTGGTGAGTTGGGTTAAGTCGCTGGCTGACAGAATAGGTGTATTGGAGGATAATGTTGTACTTGATATAACTACCACAGAAGTAATCACATCTCTAACTATAACGCAGGACAAAAATGGAAAACCACTCAATCTTGTTGATTTTGATATAATAGTCAGTGGTGAAAATGTTTCTACGTTTAATAATGCATACCTTACGTTTGGTAATACTAATAATATTTATTGGAATGGCGTTACAGGATTAGTTGATAATTGCTTTGTAGTATATTTAAGAGGTTATATTGATAAACGTTTTGAGGGTATTTTAATGCTTAGGAAAATTGTTAACAACTATGTGTTTCATCAACTTACAAATGACACAAGTATAGGTAACACAATAAGAAGCACTAATTACGGAGGTTATATAACAGATGATATAGGAAATATAACAAGTATTAGCATGACGAATTTGGATTGGAAAGCTGGAGCAAAAATAAAAATAGTAAAACGATGATTGCGTATCAGGAAAGAGGGGAAATTAAATATCGGGAGGCAACGCCCGAAGAGTTGGCAGCAATGCAAACAGATAAAAGTGATTGGCTACATCCTTACCCAATCAGGATAATTGCCCCTAAAACGTTGGCATTGCAATACCCTGAAATTTACGTGTGGTTTCAGTTAAATAACCTGCCTATCGAGATTGTCGGAGATTTGGTGCACTTGTACTGCAATGAGATAATGCCTGAGCATCAGGCTATTATATACGAAAATAATGACGTTATAAAAATAGAATTTAGAAATGGCTGAAAAAACAAGTATCCTAAACAGCAACGGAACGATTAGAAACCTAATCGGCAGTTTAACGGTTTCGGTTATAGTGGTGGTCATTGGCTTTGCACTTAATAGCCGTTACAGCGACACTGTCGAACTTAGACGGCAATTGAATTTGAAAGTCGATAAGGTCGAATACACAAAGACTATCGAAATTCTACAAAACGAACTGAAAGAATATGACAAGCTACAACGGCAGCAAAATGAAGACATCAAACTGCTATTAAACGAACTGTCGAACCAAAACGCTGCTATAAAAACTGATATTGAATGGATTAAGCGTGAGATGAACAATGATAAATTTGCTAACAGGTAAAAATTTAGGTTATGACATTAGAAAAAAGCAAATCGGTGCAACTAAGCAAAAACTTTACTCTTTACGAGTTTTTGAAGTCCGACACGGCGTCGCTGCTTGAAATAGAAAACTTTCAGGAAAACATTCCGATATCCTGCATTGACAATCTCGAAATGCTTTGCAAGTACATACTACAACCGCTACGAAACTACTTGAATGAGCCGATAACCGTTACAAGCGGTTACCGTTCACAGCAACTAAACAAGGCGATTCGGGGGTCGAAAAACAGCGACCACCTCTACGGCAAGGCTGCGGATATACAGACACGACGGCTCAACGAAGCGTTTGAATGGATTAGGAATAACTGCAAATTTAAGCAGCTGATTTTTGAACGCAAGGGGTCGGGGGTAAGGCTAAAGGAATGGATCCATGTTAGCTTCGATTACCGCAATAACAAAAAAGAAGTTATAAAGTACGAAAACGGCAAATACATAAAACTATGATAAAGAAAATGAAGATTTTTGCAATGATTGCGGTTATCGCTGTGATTTTTGCGGGTTGCGGGACCACCAAAAAGTTGCCCGAAATCAGGTCTGAATACCGTGAAATCGAAAAGGTTGATACACACTACGTTAAAATGCCTGCCGATACACAGTATATATCAGTTCCTATTGACTGCCCCGACGATTCTATTATTTTTGTTGAAGGCAAAACAAAAACGGAGGTTGTAATAAGGGATAAGATACTGACAGTTAAAAGGTTGACGAAAGCCGACAGCGTGGCTGTTTATAACATTTATAAGGAAAAATATGGCAATACCGAAACCGTTAAGACCGTTGAGGTTGAAAAGGTTGTTAACAAAATACCGAAATTTTACTACTATTTGCTTGCAATTTTCATAATTTTGACTATATTTGCATACCGAAAACCGCTTCTAAAAATTATCAAATCGATTTTAAGATTTCCAGTATAGGTTTTCGTGGCTGTGCTTTAGTTTGTTTGTTTGCGGGGTAGGTGGCTGGCTGTCCACCTACCCTTTTTTATTTGTTACCACTTAAAATAGCCTAATATTTAACATTAATATTAACATACGTTAAGACTATTTAACACATAATATTTGCATTTCGTGAATCGCTGATGTATCTTTACATCAACAAACAAACAAGGAGTGCCAGCCAAAAAAAGTCCGCAGGGCAGCGGCGAATAAAATGACAACACTTGAAATTCTTGAAAAGCGAAAAGACGAAATCGTTAACAAGACCATCGAACTGCTACCTAGAGCGCTCAATGATGGAGGTGTAAACCGCACATTTTACGTTAAAGAGACCGAAGACGGAGAAATAGCCGTCGGCTATTTTGTTTACCAAGGCCACATTTATCTTAGTGAAAATTGCTTTTTTACAATCTACAATTTCACAACTTTCGATCCTAAGGCTTTTGGGTATTCCAGCCTTGAAGAGGTAGATTTTCGGGAAATTAGCTGGGATAAAAAAATTGAAGATAAAATCGACGAGGTCATTTACGATCTCTGGTGTGAAGAAAGAAGCAAAAAAGAAGAATAAGCAGTCAAACCAGGGTGGTGGGTTTACCCGCCACCCATTAAAACCCAAAAAACTATGTACAAGGGATTATACAACGAAAAGGAGGTTGTTAGGGATAGCAACCTTAGAAAATGCAGAAAAAAATTGCAGCAATGGCTGTTAACAAATGGCTACGGCTATGATGACAACGTTAAAATCATCAACACGAAAACCAAAAAAACGCTGACGCCATGAGACTTATCGATAAAACAGAAACCGTAGGACGTGTACTGCTTGCCGAAAAGGTGCGAAGTATTTATAAGGAATTTCTAATGGACGCAAAATACAGCNGGGAGGGTTATAATATAGAGGTCGAATATTCGATTGTCGATGAGCCTTACCTTGTTTTTTACGTCCTGTATAATATCACTGATTCAGAAATACCAGCTACCTGGCACTACGAAATTGACGAGGTCATAAAGGCCCTGGAAGTTGAAGCCGATAAGGTATATCGTTTACCTGCGTTACGTGTATTCTTCTATCATAAAAATTTAGGGCTTCTTCACACAACCCCATTTTTCCCCTCACTTTTTTCTAAATATAACGTTAGATAGCTATGAAAATCGCAATCCTTTGCCTTGTAATTTACCTTTGTGGCTACATTGTAGGCTATATGATTAGTCGCAAAGAAAAGAAGAACACGGTAGGGTATCAGATAGCCCCTGCCGACGTTGGGGAAGCGTTGAAAAATACGCTTGAGCGTGATTTCGCTGGTAAAAAGATAACCAGCATCGAGTTAACAATTAACACAAACAAAAATTAACCTTAAATCTTAACAGCTATGAATGATTTTGTTGAAAGAGTGGTCGAAATAGCAATAAAGTTGCACGAATACGATAAGCATAAGGAACTTAATAATGCGATTAAAATTCGCGAATCGCTTAGATATGAACTAACGCTTTTGTGCAAACTTGAAATTATAGAGGATATTATCAATGCACAATCGTCTGATGACTTGGAAAATACACTAAAAACAAAACTTGATAGGTCATTCAGAAGGTGGAAATTAGCCGTTTACAGGTTAGAAAAACATAAAGAGATAAAGCTATTATATAATGACGGTTTGAAAAATTATGTTTTGTTTGACCCCGAAATGTTCGACCTATTTCACGATTGTGGATTTTCAGTTGAAGAAAGCGCTTCTGGAGAGATGATTATTAATAGAATTTACTAACTTTTAAAATCTAAAGCAATGACAATAAATTTGAGAAAACTGAAACTGTCTTACTTCAAGGGTTTCAGGTCGTTTGAAATAGTTATTACAGGCGACACCGCCGTGATTGCTGGCAAAAACGCAACGGGTAAAAGTACCATATTTGACGCTTTTTTGTGGCTGCTTTTCGGCAAAGATTCGTTGGGCAATGCCGATTTTCAGATTAAAACGGTTGAAAACGGCAAAGAGATTAGCAGGGTTGAACATACGGTCGAAGGGGTGCTTGAAATAGACGGACATAAAACAACCCTAACCCGCACGCTTAAAGAGAACTGGATTAAGCCGCGCGGGGCTGAAAAAGAAATCCTAAAGGGCAACGAAACCCTTTGCCTGTGGGATGGCGTCCCTATTTCGGTCAGCGAATATCAGAAAAAAATTAGCGAAATAATTGACGAAAAAACATTTCGTCTAATTACTGATTTGCGGTATTTTCACAGCCTTAAAACCGACGAAAGACGCAGCATTTTGATAGCGTTGGCGGGGGATATAAGCGATGATGCTATTTTAAATAGTGTCGATGAATTTGCTGAATTAATCGAAATATTAAAAAATAGTAATTATTCTGATTTAATTAAAAAAATAAATGCTGAAAAGAAAAGGATAAAAGAAAGTATAAATGCTATCCCTATAAGGATAGATGAGATATATAAAAGCATGCCTGAAAGCATTGATTTTATTACTGTCGGCGTATTATTAAATAATAAAAATAGACGAATTAAAAGAAATTGATAAACTAATTGCGAACCGTCAGTTGGCAGTTAAATCGCAAATTGAAGAAGCCAATAAAAAACAAAAAATTAATTTCTAAACTGAAAATTAAGCAGCATGAAATAGTTAACAACGCCAACATGCTGGCTATGGACGCTGCAAACGAAATCAATAAAAAACACCATGAAATTAGAAATAAAATAGAAACTAATAAGGCAAATATAGATAATATAAATAAAAAAATATCAGATTTAGAAAATTCAATATTAAATGATGATAGTTCATTAAAAATCTATATTGAAGATGTAAATAATTTAAGGGCGGAATGGACTACAGAAAATAGTAAAACGTATAGCAGCCAGTCCGACGTCTTTATCTGTCCTGTTTTCGGGCATGAATGCAAGGATGAAAACGCAATATTCGGCTTCGCAAAAGAAAATGAAAGCGCCGAAAGGGCGTTCAACGAAAATAAAATAAAAAAATTGGCTGAAATAAATGAAAAAGGCAAAAAATTAAACGAAAAAATAGCCAACATTAAGCAAGAAATAAATAAAAAACAGGAAGAATTAAATAATTATAATGCAGAAAAAAACGAAATAACCGATACAATTAAAGAATTAGAAAAGCAACTGCCCGCTTACATCGCAGTTGTAAAGGAAGTCGTAAAAGAGGAACTGCCAGAGGGGGTTGAATTGCAGAAGCAAATTGAAGCATTGGAAAATGAAATAAAAGAATTATATATAAATGAAAGCGACGATTTGCTGCAAAAAAAAGAAAAAATAAATAATGAAATATTAGAATTAAATAAAAAATTAAATATAAAAATACAAATTGAAGAAAAAGAAAAGCGAATAGCCGAATTGCAGGCTGAGCAAAGGCTGCTAACGCAAGAGTTAAACAAGCAGGAGGGGCTGGAGTTTAAACTGCAAAAATTTCACAAAATAAAAATGCAGGAGGTTAACAGGCGGGTTAACGGCTTATTTAGTTTTGTCAAATTCAAGCTATTCGACGCGACGCTGGACGGCAATGAATATGAGATCTGCGAAACTCTTATAAGCGATATACCCTACTATTCTGCTAACAATGCTGCAAGGATAAACGCTGCACTTGACATAATTAACGTTATCTGTAAGCATTACGGCATATATGCCCCTATTTTCGTGGATAACAGCGAAAGCGTAAATGAAATAACAGACACAGAATCACAACTGATTCTTTTGCAGGTAACTGATGACAAAAAACTACAAATTACTAACCTTTAAATTTTACAAAAATGGAAACTAAACAGGAAAACAAACCGCAACTATTGCAGAAAGAAATCACAGAAACGGTTATGAGCCGTATCGATGAGCTGCAAAAATCTGGACAGTTAAGGCTGCCGAAAAACTACGCTGTCGGCAACGAGTTAAAACTTGCCTACTTTAAGTTGCAGGAGGTGGTGGATAAAGATAAGCGTCCCGCGCTTGAAGTTTGCACAAGGGAAAGCATCTCAAACGCCCTGCTTAAAATGTGTTTGCAGGGGCTATCGGTGTGGAAAAGGCAAGGCGACTTCATCGTTTACGGGAACAAACTTACTTTCCAGCCTGAATATCACGGCGACATTGCACTTGCGCTTCGGACAGGGAAGGTTACAGGAATCCCTGTCGCTTCGGTTATTTACGAGGGCGATGTTTTCAAGTACGAAATCCAGGAGGGTAAAATCAAAATCATAGAACACAGACAAACCCTTGAAAACATTGACATTAATAAAATCAAGGGGGCATATGCGATTGTTCCTACCCTGAACGGCAACTATGTAGAACTGATGACCATTCAGCAAATTCGACAGAGCTGGATGCAGGGGCCAATGCGAGGTGATTCTGGAGCGCACAAGAATTTCACCGATCAGATGGTCAGAAAAACCGTTATACACCGTGCCCTGAAACTATTCATTAGCAGTAGCGATGACGGCTACCTGTTCAGCGATGACGAGGATTTCGTCGAGGTAAAACCTACCGAAACGAAGCAGTTAGAAGAGGTTGATTTCGACGATTACAAGATTGTTGATACTGTCAAAACCGAAAAACCCGTTCAAAATGACGCCGCACAGGATAAAAACCCATTGGATGACGCAAAACCTATCAAAAAGCAGGCTACCACCGTGATTACTGAATCAAAACCACAGAAACCAAGCGAACAAAAAATCGATTTCTAATGAGACTGAGAGTTTTAGGAAGTTCTTCTAAGGGCAATTGCTATCTTCTATACAATGATAGCGAAGTCCTTGTAATCGAAGCAGGTGTAAAGTTTAGCGCCATTAAGGAGGCGCTAAACTTTGACTTTTCAAAAGTCGTCGGGGTGCTTTGCACACACGAACACAAAGACCACGCCCTGTCGGTTAAAGATTTCCTGGAGGCAGGCATTAACGTTATTGCACCCGAAAGCGTTTTTGAAAGTGTCGGCATTAATAGCCCTTGTTGCGTTCGTGTCAAGGAAAATCACACCGTTACATTGCGAAATTTTTCGGTTCAACCCTTTGCACTTCAACACGACGTGCCGATTTACGGCTATTTGATACATCACGAAGAGATGGGCAATACGGTGTTTATCACCGATACGGGGGATATTAACTATTCGTTCAAAAATCTGAACAACATCATCGTTGAAGCCAACTTTTCGGATTCCATCCTTGTAAGAAATGCAATTGATGGATTAGGTTACACGAACGAAAAACGGCTAAGGGACACACATTTAAGCCTTGAAAAGTGTGTCGATTGGCTTTCGGCGGTTGACCTTAAAAACGTTAATAACATCGTGCTAATCCATCTCAGCGAACGAAATAGCGACGCCGAAATGTTCAAGGAAACCGTCGAAAAACAGTTTGCCAAGAACGTTTACGTCGCTGACAAGGGATTGGATATCGATTTTAACAGGATACCTTTTTGAGATTTTAACAAACAAACATGTTTTAAAACATAAATATATGGTCAAAATTTAACAATAAATATTTGCATTAATTACAAAAGTAATAATATATTTGTATTGTGTTTATTTGACATCATTACTAATAATAACAACAACAATATGAATGAATATTCTTTTAAAAAAGGCTATATGCAAGTAAAAAAAAGGGACTTGCATAATGTTAGAGATGAAATAATGGAAACGTTGGGCATAGGAACTATGCAAACGTTTTATTATCGTTTGAACGGGAAAATAATTCCTCGAGTTTCAGAGGCAAAAGCCATCGAAGAGATTTTCGCCAAATATGGTATAACAGACATCTGGGGGGAGGAATGATATGGCTAAGAATGAAAACTATTTTTCGCATGATTACTATGCGAGAAACGACCCTAAACTGTTAAAACTGAAAATGGTTCACGGGCACGCAGGATTAGGATTGTATTGGATTCTGATAGAAATGCTGTACGAGCAAGGTGGTGCTTTAAATTTAGATATGCTTGACGTTATAGCATTTCAGGAGCAAGTTGATAAAACAACGCTTTTATCTATCGTTAAAGATTTCGGGTTATTTGTAAATAATGGAAAGGAATTTTGTGCAAATTTTGATATGCATGAAATAGACATTAATAAAATACTACATTTATAAAAACTAAAGTTATGGCACTAAGAAATCAACCCTATTTGCCTCTTTACGTTCAGGACTTTTTAACTGACGAAAAGTTAAATGCTTGTAGTGCGTCGACGCAGGGTATATACATCAAAATAATGTGCATTTTGCATAAGTCCGAAGAGTACGGGACACTAAGGATAAAGGAGAAAGACCAGCAAAACTACGAGCAAAATTCGAGCAAAACTTTAGCAAACGACGAGCAAAACTTTAGCAAAATTAAAATTTTTGCTCACAAATTGTCTAAGTTAATCACCTTTACAGAAGATGAAATTTTCAATGCGTTAATCGAATTGGTAGAGGAGGGCGTGATGAAAATCGACGGCGATATTCTATTTCAGAAGCGAATGGTAAAAGACGCTAAAGTATCCGAAATCAGGGCGGTTTCAGGGTCTAAACGAACTAAAAATTTAGCAAAATCGCAGCAAAACTCCAGCAAAAATCCAGCAAAAATCCAGCAAAACTTTAGCAAAAATATCAGCAAAAACTTAGCAAAAGTTGAGCAAAATACTGAAAATGAAATTGAAAATGAATATGAAAATGAATATAAAAATGAATATGAAAAAGAAGAAGAAGAAGGAAAAAATTTTGAAAATTACAAGCAGGCTAAAACAAAAAGGGCTGCCTTTAAACCGCCAGAACTTGCCGAAGTTCAAAAGTATATTGACGAAAATGGCTATTCGGTTGACGCCGAAGCGTTCATATCTTTCTACAATTCAAACGGCTGGAAGGTGGGTAAAAACAATATGAAAGATTGGCAGGCTGCAGTCGTAACATGGGAAAAGCGAAATAAGGGGGCAAAGGGGGGCGAAAGGCTGATTGACCGCCAGAAAAACGTCAATGACATCTGGAAAAACAGACCATACGACCCCGTTCAAACATTAAGAGAATCAGAATAACTACTAAAGCAAAGGAGAAACAGCAATGAAAACAATCATTAGCAAAAGTACAGAAACAACGTTAAGTGGCATGCTTACAAACGAAAGCATACAGAGGCTAATTTCAAAAAACTACGATAGAACGATACCTGTATGCGCCCTATTCGCTTGAAAAGGCACTTGAAGTTGTAGGCGAAATCGGGCGATATTTCAATCTTAATTTCAGAATTGATGAAAGTAATAAGTTTCTTTACGAAAACCTGATTCGGTGGGTGCATTGTGATGAAGATTTTACCTGTTTGGATTATCAGACAAGGAAAATGATAGAAGGCAATTTGAAAAAGGGGATTTACATCAGCGGCGAAATCGGCACTGGCAAAACATTAGCAATGGCGGTAATGTCTATTTATTCCGAAATTGACAATGTGAAATTCTACCAGGACGGCAAGGAACACAGGCTATGCTGGAATATTATCAGTGCAGATAACATCTGCATACAATACGAAAAATTCGGTGATATAGATTGTTTTGAAACAAGAGATGTACTTTGCATTGATGATTTAGGTAGCGAAACTACGGAAAACCTGTATATGGGTAACCGTCGCAACGTCCTGAAAAGCATTCTGGAATACCGTTTTGACGTAAACAAGTTAACCCTTATCACGTCAAACCTGCCGTTTGACAGCAAGTTACTGCAATCGGCATACGGTGATAGGGTGGTTAGCCGCTTACGGGGTATGTGTAACTACTTCGAGTTAAGAGGTAAGGATAGACGCAAACTTTAAATTTTAGGTAGTTTTCGGGATGATTTAGCCCTTAAAAATACCCTGTAAGTATATTTCATAAACAGACTGTTAATCGGTTAAATTTGATAGGTTAAAATTAAAATTAAGGCTATGGTTGCATACATAACAGGAAACTTTGAAGAAAATAGCCCCGTCGAATTTAAAAAACGGCTGCTAAATGCCAAAAATGCGCTGTCGGAAAAGGGATATTCGGTAACGCAAATTGACAAGTATATTACTGGTGATAAGTATATTACAGGCTATTACAAGATATTTAATGTACGGCTTTCTATTCTAAGTTACAGCGATGCGATTTACATGCTTTCGGGCTGGGAAAAATCGTACGATTGCTGGCTGGAAAAGAAGATAGCCGAACGGCTGGGGCTTGAAATCATCTATGAAGAACCGCAAATCGGCGAAAAAATTAAGGATGCAATAATGGAGGTGTTGAATATCGAACTTTGCGACATATACACCAAAACTCGCAAGCGAAAGGGGGTTTTTGCACGAATGATTTTAACAAAAAAACTTATTGAACAGGACTATTCACTCTCAAGGATAGGAAAAGAAGTAGGTAGGGATAGAACAACGCTGCTTTACTATCTAAATAAGTACGATATTTACTATTCTTATGACAAGGAATTTCGTAGTTTTGTTGATAGTATTAACGAAAAATTATTATAAAATGGCTGTAAATCATCGCTTTGCACGAAGAGACTTGAAGCATAAGGAAGTTGCTAACAAGTTCAAAGAACTCGGATATTCCGTGTTAGACCTGTCCTATCTCGAAAATTGTTGCGATTTTGTTGCAACGAACGGCAGCGTTGTGTACTTTGTAGAAGTCAAAAACGGTTATAACCTGCTAACAGAAGGTGAAATTAAGTTTATTCGCAACTTTAAATCGCAGGTTTACGTTTTAGAAAACGCCAAACAGGTTGAAAAACTTGTAGTAAAAGGCGAATATGAATTGTCGAAAAGGATTGAAAGACAACTAATTAAGGATAAAATTAACAGCTAAATTAAAATAATATGAATAAGAGAGAAGCGCAGAAAATTGCACAAACTGTAACGAATGAACAGTTGCAACAAATGCTTAATAAAGCAAAAGAAAAAATCACGGATTGGGCGAAACCGAGTGTTGTAAATGAAAGTTTAACAAAAAACGATGTTTATCATATATTTGCAGATGGTTTTGATGTAAAAAAGAATTATATTACCATTTACAAAACGAATATGATAAGAGAATTTAGTGAGTATCTACCTAAAGGATTTTAAATGTTAAACTTAAATTGATAATGTTATGAAAACACAAGAAGAAATTAAGGAATTATTTGAACAGGCAAAGAATGGCATATTATCCGAAGATTTTCAAGATTGGTCATTATGTGATGAAAATGGCTGGACTATTGCTCATCATGCTGCTTCTTTTAACAATTTACCTGAAAATTTTCAGGATTTGGGTTTGGCTGATAATAGTGGAACAACAGTGGCTCATATAGTTGCAGGTCACAGATATTTACCAAAAAACTTTAATCTATGGAGTTTAGCCGACGAAAAAGGATGTACAGTTGCCCATATAGCTGCACATTTTGGTTATCTACCGGATGATTTCAATCAGTGGGAATTATCTGATGAAGAGGGCTGGACAGTTGCACACGAAGCTGCCCTTTGGAGTAGTCTGCCAAAAGATTTTAATCTGTGGGAATTAAAGGACAAGTATGGTTGTACGGTAAAGGATGCAGCTCAAGAAAATGATAATTCGCCGAAAGATTTTAAAGATTAAATTAATGAAGTTATGAAAACACAAGAAGAAATATTAGAACTCTTTAACAAAGCGGGAAATGGTACATTACCGCCTGATTTTCAGGATTGGGGTATATGCGACGAAGATGGGTGGACTATTGCCCATCAGGCTGCTTTACGGTAGCCGATATAGTAAGACTACATGACAGTATTAATATAAATACTGAAAACATTAAATTATAAAACTATGGGATTACTTTGCAAACTTTTAAAAACGACAATCGACGTTGTAACACTTCCAATAGACGTTGTTAAGGATATAACAACTTTGGGGGGTATTTTAACAGATGAAAATAAACCCTATACATCGCAAAAGTTTGAAAAACTTAACGATGACTTAGAAGGCTTAAGCGATGAAATCGATGAATTGTAACGTAAAATAATAAAACTATGAAATACTATTTTTGTGGTGAACTATTGGATGTAGATTCAATATACTTGTTAGAATACATTTTAGAAGAAATGGAAGAACAAGAAGTCGATAGTGTCGTTATAACCGAAGCAGTTAGGAATACAGGTGAAGGGTTTTTCTACTGCAAAAAGTATAATGAAGTAGGTATGACAGGTGATTTTGGATGTGGTAAACTTTGTGAATTTTATAAGCCCCGCAATGGCAAAAGCGGTATATGCAAACATTGGGGTTATACCTACGAAGAGGGGGATAAAAGTTACAGGCTTTTCAGGAACGGGGTAAAAAAACTAATAAAGTAGGCAATATGAAAACGCTGAACGTGTTAATTGGTTGTGAAGAAAGTCAAATTGTTATGAAGGCTTTTAGAAAACTTGGTCACAACGCTAAAAGTTGTGATATTAAAGAATGTAGTGGCGGAGAACCAGAACATCATCTACAAATTGATATTTTTGAAGCGTTGGACTTACAAAAATGGGATATAGTAATACTACATCCGCCATGCACCGCCTTAGCTGTATCAGGAAATCGTTGGTATGGACTGGGAAAGGAAAAATACCAGGAAAGAATTAAAGCAGTAGAATGGACGCAAAGACTTTGGGATAAGGCAATAAGCGTTTGCAATCACGTAGCAATGGAAAATCCAGTTGGGGTCTTAAATAGAATTGGCAATTTTCCTAAACCGCAATACATACAACCATGGCAGTTTGGACATGGTGAAACTAAGAAAACAGGGCTTTGGCTGTATGGTTTGAATCCACTAATTTCTACTAATATCGTAAACGGGCGGGAGCAAAGAATCTGGAAAATGCCACCGAGCCTGGATAGAAGCGTAATAAGGTCTAAAACATATCAGGGTATAGCAGACGCAATGGCAGAACAATGGTCTAAACAAGTAATATTTGAATGAAATGAACAAAAAACTTGAAATACTAAAGCAGTTGTTGGCTAAAAAGGAACAACTGCTAAACGCAAAATTTGAAGCACATTTCGCAAGCGTTATGCAGGTTAACGGTCAGCCTCTTAACGACAAAAGGAACGGGCAGGCGACGTTAGATAGGTGGGAAAGGCAAATCGAAAGTATCATAGCGTTGCAAAGAAGCATCGAAAAAACAAAGCGTGCCATCGAAATAGGAGAAAGCAGGGTAAAGGCAGTTGAACATGCTAACGCTTATATACCCGCCGAAATTCAAAGGCTGGTCGAAAGCGGGGAACTGATTCAGTGGCAAAAATACCCGCATATATTCTTTGTTGCTGGGGTCGATAAGGCACGGATTGTTTGGGATGAAAATCGAAAGTTGGTTGCACACAATTACACCAGCGAAATCACCACACAGGAACAACGAACAAAGTTTGTAAAGATTTATAATTCACTTAACGAACAATTGAATAAACGTTAACTAAAAAACAGGAGGCTAAAATGAAAGCGTATTTAGTTTTTAGGGATGTGCCGTTTCTGGAAGTGCAAAAGGTCGCTGAGTTTTGCGATAGGTGGCTAAAGCAAAACGGCTGGACGGCGATTGGAGATGTTAATGGCGCCGACGTGTTTGTAGTCGCAAGCCTTGAACATGATACAAACTCCGTAATTATTAAAATCAAACCGCACAAGTCGGGGGAAAAGGTAAAGATGAACTGGTTTTTCTACGACTTAGGAATTTAAAACCCAAAAAACATGGCACAAACTAAAAAACAACTGTATTATAAGCAGCAACAAAAGGATAGACTACGTGAGTTAACCATAAGGGTTTCCGTCCTTGATGACCTGCTTTTGTATGTTTCTGATGAAAGGGCTACACTTGAAATAATACGAAAGCGTAATGCTTTGCTGTATAAGATAGAAGCGTTAAAGCAGTCGTTATAACAACAATAACAATAAATAAAAACCGTTAAATAATGTTAAAAAATTTGCTTTTTTTAAAATAATGTTGTATATTTACATAAACTAAACAAACAAACTATGGAACTTAACAGTAAGATTTTTACAGGTTACTTCGCTAAAGCGAAGGAGTATGCAAGCCAAGGGCTAACCCCTATTTCGATTGCAAGGTATAGCCCGAAATGGTATAATGGAGCAAGGTACATAAAATTAGCACCTTATCCTTACATGCTAAAAATGGGGGATGAAGAATATACCCGGCTATTTAATAACATCCTTTTTCGGTTAAATCCCGAAGAGGTAATTAAAGAGTTAAACCAACTGGCAGGAGGTAAATCGATTGTTCTACTATGCTATGAAAAGTATCCAGAATTTTGTCATCGACACCTTGTGGCTAAATGGCTTAATCAATATTTGCCAACAAACGAAAAGATAGTTGAATATATAACCCAAAAAATTAGAACGAACAAACAGCGTTATGGGATAGTTAATGTTTGTCGGTTCAATAACACATGAAGCCCAATATATTTTAAAAAAAATACTCCAAAACGTGAGTAGAGAGCAGCCCATATATGTGGGCTGTTCTGGAAATTACACTATTGAAAGATTGCTATCATCTGAATTTCAAGTTCATAGCAACGATGTTTCGCTATATTCGCTGCTAATTGCCGACATATTACTCGGAAAAGAGACACCCATTAAAGTTAAAAATCAGGAATTACAAGATATTTATTATACATGGGAAAATACTAAATATAAAAATTTCATATTTATTTTATTTTTATTGAAAATATCGGAATATCATAAAAAATTAAATCTATATCAAGAGCAAATGTGGATTCAGTACATCGAAAACAATGTTGAATATTATAAGAAAAATATAGTTAATATAGAAAGTCATAATATTTTTAATTTTAAGATTTTGGATTTTTACTACGGGGATGTTGTCGATTACATGCGAAGTAAAAATGGTAAAGGGATTGGTGTTATATTTCCACCTACCTATAAAGGGGGCTATGAAAAAATATACAAATTTATTGACGAATCTGTTGAATATCCAAAAGCAACTTATGAAATATTTGACCCCAAAAAACAAGCTGAAACATATAAAAGTTGGCTGGAAAATGATACAAATATCATATACACAGACAAGGAAATTGATGATTTAAAATACTATCTTAAAGCTAAGATAATCTATCCTAATAAGCATGATATTTTCTTATACTCATCTGTCAATGAAGATAATAGCAAGTATTATATCATTAAAAAAAATAAATTTAAAAGTCAAAACAGGCTGCTATTAGAATCAGATTATATTTTTACAAAAGAAACCAAAATCGGGATTGAACAGGTAGCCCCGGATATGGTAAATTACTATAAGGACTTTTTCATGTCGCTAAAGGTGAATTATTCTCTTGGTGGTGATAATGGACTTCTTTTCTTGGCTAATGATAAAATATTCGGTTTTGCATCCTTCAGCAAAAGGCTTTCCAATTTGGAATACTGCTTTTTGCATGCTGATTTTACCATATACTCTACACAGAAGCATTTGAGTAAGCTTGTTTTGTATATTTTGAAATCAAACGAGGTGAGGGATATACTATGTGATTGGTATGAAACATACTATAAGGGCATAAAAACAAGCCTCTACACCGATAAACCTGTTAGCATGAAGTATCGGGGCGCATTTAACCTGCTTAAAAGAGAAAAGGGGAAATTAATATATATTGCAGAGTTTACAGGATTGGACATTAAACAAATGTATAATTTATGGTTGGACAAATTACAGAAAATGTAAATGCTAAGCTTACTGAGATAAATGGGCTAATTAAGCCCTACCAGTTTGCTTACATACCGTTGGAATACTGTGTATTGGTTAAGAAAAACGCCCGTTACATGGATAAACAGGTATTCAACCAACTTGTGGAGAATATCAAACATGATGGCTTTCTATCGCAAATACCGCTTGCCTTAAAAAAAAGTGATACTGAGTACCTTATACTATCAGGTAATCACCGTGTTAAAGCAGCAATTCAGGCGGGATTAAAAAATATAGTCGTATTATTCGTTACTGGCATAGACAAAGATACTCAACTTGCCTATCAACTTTCGCACAATGCCTTAATCGGCAAGGATGATATGGCTATACTTAAAGAACTCTATGAGGAAATAAAGGATATTGAAAAAAAGAGCTATTCTGGTCTATCAGAAATGGATTTTCCTGATTACACAATCGAAAATGTAACTACCATAAATGATAAGGATATAGAATTACATGAGATAAAATTCTATTTTACAAGAGTAAGGGCTGAACAGGTACTTGCTCTACTCGACTTACTTGAGAATCAAAATATTAACCCAGATGAAACAAGATTTTGTAACTTTGAATTTGCCGAATTCGTAAAAGCACTAACAGAACTGAAAAAAAAGTTAAACATACAGTCAAATACAGTTGCTTTTGTTAAAATGATTGGGTTAGTCGAAGAATATCTTAAGAGAAAGGATGCAGGCAATGAGTAAAACAAAATACAACAAAGATTTATTCCCTTTGCTCGCGGAAGGTTATGCACGTGAAGGATTAAATGATAAAGAAATAAGTAAAAAAATGGGTATATCTACACAGAGTTATTACCAATACCAGAAAAAATACCCTGACTTTTTTGAGGCTATAAAAAGAGGAAAAGCCCCTGTCGATTTTAAGGCAGAAACAGCCTTGTTAAAGAGAGCGCTTGGATATACCTATGAGGAAAAAACTACTGAACTCAGGATAGATGAAAATGGGAATGCCAGACCAGCAGTAGTTAGAACGGTTAAAAAGGAAGTACCGCCAGACACTGGAGCGCTTGCTTTTTGGCTTAAAAATCGAAAACCTGAAAAATGGAGAGATAGACAGGATATACAGTTGCAAGGCGAACATCCGCTACTATCTGCCATATTTTTAACATTAAACGAAAAGAATAAGAATGCTGCTGATTAATCAAAATGAATTTTTACAAGCTTATAAAGAATGGCAAAAGGACTGGAATAAGTTTGCCAAATATGTTTTAAAGGCAAATTTAGATGAAGACCAGAAGCGCATATTATCAGCAATACAAAACGAACGAAGGGTTTCTGTTAGAAGTGGCAATGCTAGAGGAAAGGATTTCGTTGCTGCTGTTGCATCCTTATGTTTCCTTTACCTTACTGTCTATGATGTAGATGAAAATAAATATAAATCTACAAAAGTGATAAATACAGCACCGACTGGCAGGCAGGTTAAAAATATTATGATGCCTGAAATATCAAAACTTTTTGCACGCTCTGGAATGCCTGGGACATTATTATCTGACGGTATAAGATTTGAACAGCATGAAATAAAGGATTGGTATTTGATAGGATTTAAGGCTGGAAATGATAATATTGAGGCATGGTCTGGATTACATGCCTCTAATGTTATGGCTGTTATTACTGAAGCATCAGGAATAGAACAAACTACCTATGAAAGCATCGAGGGAATACTGCAAGGCAATTCACGTCTTTTGCTAATTTTTAACCCGAATCGTAAGCAAGGCGAGACTTACAACTCGCAATCATCTCCCTTATACAAAAAATTTGTTTTGAATTCGTTAAATGCGCCGAATGTTAAAAATAAGATATTATATTTGGAGGGAAAAATAACCAAAGAGGAGTTGGATAAAAGGTATATCCCAGGGCAAGTCGATTATGAATGGATAAACGAAAAGATAATGAAGCCTGGATGGGTAACACGAATAGCGGAAAGTGATGTTAATCATGCCGAAATGGATTTTGAATGGAATGGCTTATGGTATCGTCCCACCGACCTATTCCGTGTTAAGGTGCTTGGAGAGTTTCCTAAAGAGTCCGAGAATCAGCTAATCCCGTTATCATGGGTAGAGGCAGCAATAGAGCGTTACTATAAGGAAATGGAAAAGCCTTCTGTAAAAAATGAAGGATTAGTTATTGGTGTAGATATTGCGGGCTTGGGTCGTGATATGACTGTTTTCTGTAAAAGAAAGGGAAATTATGTATATCCTTTTGAGGAATATAGCAAATTACAAAACATGGAAATAGCAGGAAGAATAAAAACACACCTTATGTCAAACCCCAATTCTATGGCAGTTATTGATACAATAGGAGAGGGTGCAGGGGTGTACTCAAGACTCGAGGAGCAAGGGATAAAAAATATTGCATCCTGTAAATTTTCTGCTAATGCGCATGGGCTAAAGGATAAAATTGGGGCATTTGAATTTGAGAATCTTAGGGCATACCTTTTTTGGAATATAAGGGATTGGCTTAATCCAGAATATGGCGAAAACCCGTGTCTCCCCCCGAATGATGAGTTAATTGAAGAACTTGTAACTGTGCAATATAAAATACAGTCAAATGGCAAGATAATAATTGAGAAAAAGGATGATATAAAGAAAAGGCTTGGGCGTTCAACTGACAAATTAGACGCACTTGCGTACACCTTTTATGAACAAAAAATAGTGGCAATAGCATGAGTATAGTTGACAAAATATTCAGCAAAAAGGCAAAAGTGGTAGAGAGCGATAGGAATGAACTTTACCGCATGTTGCTCGGTTCTATTAGCTTCGGGACACCGCTTATAGACATTGCTAATCAGAAAGACGCAATAAGCAAGGGCTATCTTTACAATCACATCATCTACACAATTATTAACAGAATTGTTAACAGCATTGCGGGTATTCCTTTTTCGGTTTACCAGTTAACGGATAAGGAACAGGCGAAAAAGGCTATCAGGGCGTTTCGGCAAAAGGACTATCAGGCTGCAATGTACTATAAGTCGCAGGCATACGAAGAGGATTATAACAACCCCATTAGCAAACTTTTAAAACAACCCAACGGCACCGAGAGTTTTAACGATATGATAGCGACAATCGGTGCGTTTTATCTGATAACAGGGAACGGCTACCTATATGGTCTAAGGCAGCAAACGGGGGATAGGCAAATAGTAAGGCTATACCCGATGCCGTCGCATAAGGTCGAGATAGTCTTCGGCACTTACCTCAACCCGATTCAGGGTTACAGGCTTGATACGTTCATGGACGGACTGATTGATAAAAACGACGTGCTGCATATCAAAAACTTTAACCCGAAATACGACGAGTTCGGTTCATGGCTTTACGGGCTGTCCCCTATCCAGAACGCTGCTCAGCTAACAATGCTAAGCAATTACACGTATTCGACACAGGTAAACAACATGAAGAATTACGGGGTTCGTGGGTTGATTAGCGGTAAGGATTCGACGCTGACACAGTTGCAGGCAAATGACATAAAGGAACGTTTGAATGCAGTTAAATCAGATAGCAAGGGTGATATTTTAGTCGTCGGTTCGCCCCTTGATTGGATTAATATCGGGCTATCGCCGGTTGACTTGCAGATAATTGAACAGCAAAAGTTGACGCTTCGGGATTTGTGCATGATTTATCACGTGCCTTCACAGCTATTCGGCGATTCAGAACACACGACATACAATAACATGCGTGAAGCCCGCAAGGCTATGATTACTGATTCATCAATACCGCTACTGGAAAAAATCAAGGACGGGCTTAACCGATTTTTGGGTAACGAAAATCTGCTAATTGACTACGACTTACAGGCATTCACGGAGTTACAGGATGATTTACTACAACAGGTTAATGCGCTATCGCAGGCATGGTGGCTTACTGGAAACGAAAAGCGGGTTTCGATGGGACGCAATGCCTTTGAGGACGATATGATGGACAATATACTTGTGCCATCGGGTCTAATACCCGTTAACGAACTATCTTATAGCGATTACGATACAGATACTGAAATAGTTGACAGTGATGAAATGGCGTGAGGAGGCATACATTAACAAGGGTGCAACGTTCAGGTCGCTGGAGGCTGCAAGGCGTAAACATTTTGCGTATGCTAAAAAGGAAACAAGGGCAATGCTTAAAGCATTATATATGCCTGCCATTTCGCTGGTAAAGAATGCTGGAAGCGCTGAGGAGATGAAGGCAGGTATCGAAAGTATTAACCTTAACAGCGAATTGGCAAAAAAGGGTCTGGAAAGGATTTATGTTAAGGTGGGTAGTGAATTTGCCGAACTGACAGCGAATAATTTGAAAGGTGAAAAAAAGAAGGCAAATGATTACTACGACGATTTTATGCGTAGATTTGTCGAGGCAAATGCTGGCGAAAAGGTAAAAAGCATCACGGAAACAACAAGGAATAGGGCAATAGCAATCGTTAAAAAGTACGGTTGATGAAGGAATTAACAAAGGTATGAGCGTTGATAAGATAGCAGCATTGATTAACGGTAGGTTAATGAACGATATTGGATACCGTTCAATACGAATTGCACGGACAGAGGTTATTGGTGCGAGCAATGCGGGTTCTTATGAGGGTGCAAAATCGTTAGGGCTGGCACTGAAAAAGGTATGGTTCGCATCGAAAACAGGCAACACAAGGCATTCGCATAAGGAGATGGACGGTAAGTTGGTTGACATGCAGGAAATGTTTAGTGTGCCCCGTTACAACTCAAAAGGCGACTATCTTGGTGTTGAAAAAATGCAATACCCTGGCGATGTTAACGGCAGCGCTGAAAATGTTATAAATTGTAGATGTACACTTGTATATGAAAGGATGTGATATGGAACTAAAAGTAAAAGATTTTGGGCTAACCGTAAAGGGGCTTGACATAAAAAACAGGATTGTCGAGGGCTACTTTGCTTCGTTTAACACGGTTGACAGTGATAATGAGATGTTTGTCAAAGGGGCTTTTGCAAAGTCGATAAGCGAGAACGGACCCAACGGCAAGGCAAGAATCAAACATCTTTTCAATCACTGGGACACGGTGGGTGTGATACAGGAACTTGAAGAGGACGATTTTGGGCTGCGCTATGTATCCAAAATTGGCACGCACCGTCTTGGTGAGGATGTGCTGAAAATGGTTAACGATGGTATCATAACAGAGCACAGCGTAGGATTTCAATCGATAATTTCAGAGGTAAATAATGAGACTGATAATACTTTAAGAATACTTAAAGAGGTTCGTCTCTGGGAGGGCTCATCGCTGGATAAGTGGGGCGCAAACGAGTACACCCCTATACTGAAATCGGAAAGCGAAAGGCTGGAAAGACTTGAAAAGATAGGCGAATTGGCAAAGCAACTAACCGATGCGCTGAATGGTAGAACAAACTACACCGATGAAACGTACAACGAAATGGTGATTAAGTTAAATACCCTGAATCGACTTATAAAATCACTCACACAGGGCGAGCCGCTGCAAAGCACTCAAAATGGTGATGAGCCGATTAAAAGCGAAATTAAGGGTATCGACTACAATAAATTAACAGAATTTTTGAAAGGTAAAAAATGGAACTAAACGAAAAAGAAAGGGATTTCTTGAATACCGTTGAGGTGAAGGTAAAGGAAACCGTCGAAAGCAGGCTAAAGGACGAACTATCGAAAGTGTCCAGCAAGGCTGACATTGAACTACTTCGCACCGAAGTGCAAAAACTTAACAGCAAGGAGTTGGTCGAGAAGATGCAAAAAAGGCTCGACGATATGGAAGTTATCCTAAAAGACAGGAAAGCCACAACTTCTGATAAGTCGTACAAGGAACAGATACTTGAGTATCTTAACACCGACGCCATCCGACAGGATATTAAGTCTGGACGTCCTGTTAACCTTGAGTTGAAAGCGGCTGTCGACATGAGTATTACAGGAACAACGACTGGACAGGTAGGTCGGATTCAGTATGCCCCTGGAATTAATTTCGACCCGTTAAAGGGCCTGATGCTGGCAAACGTAATCCCCGAATATCCGACACAGAGCAATGCGGTATTCTACTATGATGCAGTTACGCCAGAGGGCGAACCCGCTTTCATAAATGATAGCGAAACCGCACCGCAAAAATCATGGACTCTTGTACAGAAGACCGCACCCGTTAAGGATGTTTCGGTGTGGGCTGCTTACTCGCAAGATATGGTCGATGACATTGACAACTTCGCAAGTCAAATAAATTCACGACTTTTCAGCGAGCTGATGGAAAAGTACGATGAGAAGTTGTACAATGGTGCATCGGCTGGAACTGATGAGTTTGACGGGCTTACATTTTACGCCGCTGCCTTTGCCGTTGCGGATGCAAGTCTTAAAACCACAGTCCCCAACCTGCGTGACGTGCTGAACGCTGCATACGCACAGGTGGCAGCAGCAAAGGGCAAACCCAACTTCGTACTGCTTAACCCTATCGACTTCAGGGCGTTGAAAAACAAGAAATTAACTACGGGTGAATATGCACTGCCATGGGACATTGCCCCCGTACTTTTGATTGACGGGCTTATGGTTATCGCAAACACCGCCGTGACTAAGGATAACTTCTTGGTAGGTGACAGCACAAAGGGCGAGCAGCATATCCGTCAATCTATTGCGATGACAATCGACCCCTACACGCTTAGCACTAAACGTGCAATCCGTGTAACGCTGGCTAAGCGGGCTGCATTCCTTGTACGTTCGGGTGATGCAAGTTCGTTTGTAAAAGGCACTATTTCGGCTGCCACAACCGCTTTGACGGCTATTTAGTTGAACTAAAAAGGGGTGGCTAACCCTGCCCCTTTACTTTATTAACCTTTAAAAACAAAATACGATGAAGGTAAAATTTTTAAAAAACACATTTTGGTTTCAGGCTGGCAAAATCTACGACATTGACACACAGGTCGCATTACAGCATATCGGGCTTGGCGACGCTGAGGAAGTCAAAAAGGAAAAGCCTGTAACGGAAACCAAAATCGACGAGGGTGCAAAGGCACGTAGAACTAAAAGCGAATAGCCATGTACCATGTAAGCTACAACAATATTGCTACAATCCCCGAACTTACGGGCGAGGCAAAAATGTATATCGGGGTAAGCAACGCCGAAGAGGACGTGCTAATTGAGCAGATGGTTAGCACAGCATTAGGAAAAGCAGAAACGATTTGCAATAACCTATTCCGTGCACAGGGTGTTGAAATACTAACCGACGCACAGGAACTATACCTGCCCGGCAAAATAAAAGACGGGACACTGGCTATCGTTGATGCGAAAACAGGCTTGGCGGTAACGTTTGAGCAGGTGGGTAACTACGTTAAACATTCCTATACGCAGGTTGTTAGAATCAACTATGAAACGCTGGAATGGCTACCTGATGAGGTAAGGATGTTCGTTTTACAGACAGTGGGTAAAATGTATGAGCGTGGGGTGGAAAAAATAGCAGAGGTTGATACTTCGCTTCTTAACCGCTTTAAAATCATACCGTTATGTTAGGTGAAAGGAAAAACATCAGGGTTGATAGGTTTGACTACGTCGCTACGGCCTATGGAAGTAGGGAGCGTAAGGTTATCGAAAGCATGTACCTGTATGGCTTGGTTAAAAAAAGCGGTAAAAAGCTATTCGACGGGGTGTCGGTTACCGAAGTTCAGGACGTAACGATTGCATTTTACGAGGCGGACGTCAAAGAACTAAGCGTTAACGACAGGCTAACATTCGATGGGTTAACATACACGGTAAACGCAATAACCAGGGAGCGTTTCTACACATACGCAACATGCACGGCAGATAGGAGGGTGTGATGGCAGTTCCGACGATGGAGGTAAACCTTAAAGAGCTGAACGACCTTATCAAGAAACTTGAAACAGTTGATGATGAGACACGTGAAATGGTAGCCGATGAGATGGCATATACGGCTTTGCAAATTGAAAGCGATGCCAAAAAGGTTTGTCCCGTAAAAACTGGCAGGCTAAGGGCAAGCATACGGGCGTTTATAAGTAGAGACCCTATTTCGGCGGTTATCGGGACACCTGTCGAGTATGCAG